TTACAAGAGTAAAGCGTTACAATGCCACAGTAATGATAGAGGTCAACTCCATAGGTGATGTAATCTTCGAACAAGTCAAACAGCAATGGGCTGATACACATCCCTTTATGACTACAAGTAAATCCAAGAATGAAATCATTGAAGGCTTAATACTTGACATGAACGAGGACACCATTGGTATACCGGATGCTACTACATTTGCACCGCTTCTAAGCGAGCTCGAAGTGTTTACGTATGAATATAATCCGAAGACCCGTAACATCAGGTACGGCCATCCAAGTGGGTTACACGATGACTGTGTGATCTCACTGGCAATTGCAAACTACAACCGTAAGCAAAACAAAACACTGGGTACCTATGCTGTCATGGGCCGCGGTAATTCATATTAACTATAATTTATATTTCTAAGTAGATGGTCACAATTAATATTAACAATCACAAGTATAAGATCCCCGAAAGACTTACAGTGGAGCAATACCATGCAGCACTACAGTTTGACTGGGAAGATCCTAAATACTATCCAATGATAGTGTCACAATTAACTGGCGCACCAATAGCCTTATTGACTAAGGCGAACGAAGAGGCAATGACCCTGGCAATCGCAATGATTGTGAAGTCAATGAATGATAGACAGGAGTGTAAGACACTGGACCTAGAGTCACTAACGTTTGGTGAGTTCGTAGATCTAGATGTATACTTAGCCTTAGGGTTAGACAAACACTTCTTAGATATAGTAGGCTTAATAGCACCGGATGCCAAGTGGGCTGACGAGGCTATGTGGGCCATAGATAAGTTTGCACAATTCCGTACATACACTTATAGACAATATAAGGTCTTGTTCGGACTTACTGATAAAGACCTAGACGAAGCAGAGATCAATGGAGACACTGAGGTCAAGGACAAGCTATCGATAGCCCGCTCATGGTACAAGGTGATTGTATCGCTGGCACATGATAACATATTACATATAGACCATGTCACAGAGCAACCACTAAAGAAAGTACTTAACTTCATGGCCTTACAAAAGGAAAAGGTAATGGAAGAGAATGAACAGAAATTAAAACAAAGAAGACAATATGACTTACAAAGAACTCGTAGATAGCATTGGGGCTACGGTCAACCGACACTATATCCTACAAGACTTTGGGTATGGAGCACTCACAGACATTAAGACTGTAGATGAGGGTACCAGAGTAAACTACCCATACGCATTCCTTAATCCAACACAGTCAACTAGAACAGGACAAACAGTTACTTATAGGTTTAACCTCATAGTAATGGATGTAGCACAAGAGGACCCAACTAATGGGTTTGCAGACTACCTAAAGGTACAGTCTGATTGCCAACAGTACATCGATGATATACTGGCTAACCTAAGATTCTCTAAGCCATATCAGGACTTTGACCTAACACTAAATGTAAACCTAACACCATTTAAAGAGAGATTCCAAGATACAGTAGCGGGCATGACAGCAACCCTAGAGATGGAATTGCCGTTAGCACTTAATGATTGTATCACACCGATTGCAGAGAATGTGATCATGATTGGTGGGTTTTCTCCGCAATATGCAGAACCAGATCCTAATGGTCAAGGCATTAATCAAATCCCACCTACTTACGATCCACAAGGCCTGTTTCAAACATGCTTTAATACTGGAGCATTCTTAGAGGGTGGTAAGACTTTTGAAATAATTGCTAGTGGTACTGCTAGAGCTCTAGAGGCTAAGCCTATCACACAGCCACCAACTATAAATCTTTCGGGCATTAACATGACGCCATGTACATTTGCAAATGATGTAACTTTTATTAGAGAGTATGCAGGTGATAGCATCGGTTGGCCAGAGAATGAAGTGACTACTGAAGAGTTTAAGTGGGAAGCTACGTATAGATTTACAACACAACCAACAGGTCCAGATCAGAAAATTAGTGTAACATGGGCGTTACTCTCAAATGACAATACACGCGACGAATCACAAATGGAATTCATAAATACAGAGTTTAAGATCTATGAGTTGTAATATAACAGCAGGCATTAGCACAGGATGCAATGACCAAGTAGGAGGCATTGTAGGTATACACTACTTTCAATGGTACCCAGACTTAGTAGTCGAGAAAGACGCTAACGGTGTAATTATCAGAATCTATAGAGCGAGTCTCCCTGATGCCAATATACAATGGTATTTTATCCAAGCTGACAACGGCATGGGTAGTGTAACAGAGACCTACAACGTTGGAGGTACTGGTAGTATCTTAGGGTTCCACCAAGCAGCCAGCTTCTTTATACCAGAGACTGCTACACCTAGCGATAATGATCCTACTCAAAATCTAAATGAATTTGTAGAAATGCTAGCCTCACAGAATAACCTAGTCATTGGTATAGAAACACAGGATAACGGGCCGGCGCAATCATATTCACAAAAGTGTTTTGTCTTTGGCCTAGAAAGACCTGCGTATTGTGCAAGTGGTAGTAAGGAGTCAGGTATTACATATACCGATAATAACGGGTATAATCTAGAACTTGCAGCAGACTCTAAGGCACCAATGCAGGAGATCGCCTATATGGCAATGCACTCTAACAATCTAATAGAAAGGTTGTACGTGCCTAATGGTGATACCGTATGGACTACCAATACTATTTGGCAGTTAGATGATGTTGCCTATTACGAAGGTGGTAATATTAGTATGTTTATACCTAATAGCGGCCCACCTCTTAGACGTAATCTAATTATACAACCAGGTGAAACAGTTAGCTATGAAATACTAGTAACGGTTGACTGGTCAGCAGATGCATTTAACGGTACTACATTCTTACCACAACTAGCCTATTACAATGGCGTTGGTCAGTACCCTTTCTATACTCTAGATACTGCAGCATGGCCGATACCAACAGCACCAGGAGTTGCAACACTTAAAGGTAAGGGTACGTTTACAAATACTACAGGTGCTGTAATTCAAAGCGAACCAGTAGTACTAAGAGGTACAACACCTACTGGCATAAACATGAACACACCACCTTTTGTACCCTATCTTCAATTCCTAACAATAACTAGATCAACATGACAGTAGACGAATTCGAATCAGCACTCGGTGACTTTGGGGAAACAATGCAGAACCTTAGTCCGATACTTACACAAATAGGTGGTAGGCTAGTAGACCAGATTAAGCAAGGTGCACCGATAGGTGACACAGGTCGTCTACGAAATAGTATTAAGGCAGTAATAGAGAATGACTCTCTGGCCATTGAAATGTTATACTATGGTATCTTTCAGAACTATGGAGTAGATGGCATGCAGAACGCCCCAGCGCGTGAGGTACCTACATACGGTGTAATACAACCTACAGCTGGTAGAAGATTCGGATTTGGAGTAAAGCAACCTAATTCAGGTATGATCTCCGGAGACAGTGGTCTAAGCTTCGGTGCAAGAAAGGAAATATATAAGATGGGACTAAAGCCACAACGTTTCTTCGATGTAGATATAATAGCCGGAGCAATAGCAGATGGCGTGGCACAACAACTAACAACAGAATTTTAACTATGGCTTCAACAGTATCAATGACACAATCACCTGGATCCTATAACTTAGCTTATGGTCCTAATGCAGTTACTCTAAGTACTCTAACTACAGGAGCACAAAAATACGTGCTACAAGTACAAACATTAGGAGGTGATATTCTAGCAGACATTAGACAGACAGCTAATACAGAAGGTAGAGCAATATTCGACATACAGAATATCTTACAGACTTACGTACATGTTTCACCAATTAACACAGAACAGTTAGGACTAGGTAGTGTTTCACCTGCTAACTTACAAGGATCTCTACAAGAGGTAGAGCGATACATTCTACGTATTGGTGATGAAACAGGTGGTGTTGTAGATCTTAAGGCCACATCTTATGGTCCTTATGAAGTAATAGGTGGTAAGAAACCATGGTATGACTTAAATTGGGCAGAAGGCCCTTATCAAGGTGGTATTAGAGGCGATGACTCTAATCCTCCATGTACTGATGTATATAGTAATGGTCAACCACTCTCAGATAACACACAATATATTCTAGGTAGTGAACTAACCACAATGGGCGTAGCAGCTCCTAGTTCAATTGGTGTTAACACCAGAGTACAAATACACGATGTATTCCAAGATGACTTACATACTGTGAGTTACTTTAATGCACTTTATACTGGTGGCTTACCTACTCCACCTTCAGATGCACAGGGTATCGAAGGGTTTAGAATCACCTCTTATGAAATTGATGGAACACCTGTAGATGATGTTATTATACCTAATACAGTGGGTAATGGTGGTGGACCTAATGTAGCATACGGAGATGGTACACAACCAGTAGATAATACTCTAGTAATTACAGGAGGTTTCGGTCCTCAGAACTTAGCTAACTTTACATACACCGATGGCCCATCAACTGTTAATTTTACCCTAGATCCAGCAGTCGCATATTACTATGTACAAACAGTAGCCTACACACCAGGTACTTGTATAGCTACATTTACCGGTTATGCTGATGAATCACTACATTGGGTACAGATGTACAGAGTCTATGGACGTGGTGCAGTTACAAATACCTCAGGGTGTTTAGACTATGATCGTATACAATTCTCATGGTTAAACTCATTTGGCTTTAGAGACTACTACACATTTACTAAAAAGAATGTGAGATCAACTAAAAGACGTGCCAATAATTTCCTAGCTAACACTGCAGACTACAATGCTCAGCTTTATGCTACATCAACAGGCGCACGCGGTTATACAACATACTCACAAGAGATCCAAGAGACTTTCACAGCAGAGACTGGTTATATGTCAGATGCAGATGCAGACTACTTAGAAGGCCTGTTTAACTCACCAGATGTTAGAGTACGTCTGGGACAAAACGGACCAGCAGCTTACGAAGCCTACTTCTTTGGTTGTAATGTTACAAGTGCATCATGGACTGAGAAGTCATACAGGAAAGATAAACTGTTCCAATACGAAATTAAGTTTAAATTAGCCAACAACGTAAAATCACAAAGAGGATAATATGATTCAACTTAAAGTATATGATAGTCAAAGCCGTACTGAACAACATTGGCTAGATCTCTATGAGACTCAGCCGATTAAACTTAATCTTAGTGTAGAAGACATTACGAATGCTGAGGCAAAGTCAGTATTCTCGAGAACCTTTAAAGTACCTGCTACTTCAGCAAATAACATATTTTTTAAACATGCCTTCTTAGTTGATGGTATTGACTATGATGTTACTGTAAAGAAACCAGCAGAGATTATAGTAGATGGTGCTGAATTTAGACAGGGCCATATTAGACTACAACGTATCTATATTAACGGCGCACAAGATAAGATAGACTATGAGATTATATTCTTAGGAGAGACCAGAGACTTCTCTAGTGCTATTGGTGATGCAAGTATGTGTGATCTTAATATCTCAGCCCTATCACATACAGTAAACTTTAATGAAATTGCTAGCTCATGGTCTGCATTTCCATCTGACTACAAATGGGATTCTACAACTAACAACTTTATATCTCAAACACCTTCACTAACTTCTGGACTTAAAAACGGAGATGTATTATATCCTCTTATTGATTTTGGTAATACATACGATGATTCTGGAAATATTGAACAGGCTAGAATAGCAGTAGGTGGCGGAGCATCAGCACATAACTTTACTAAAGGACCTGAGGATAATGTGAAGAAGTCTTTATATCTAAATAGGTTTAAACCTATGATTAGAGCTAAAAGGCTATTGGATGAAATATTCTCAATTGCAGAGTATACATATACTTCAGTCTTTCTTGATAGTAGTAAGTTTAAACAATTATACGTTAGTTCTTTTGGTAATGTATCTAGGGTTGACCTTGATTTAGATGCAAACAGTACTAATAACATGTCAGCCACTGATAGTGATTCACAAACTATAAGTGATAATGGGTATAACAATATAATTATTAATGATAACGTTGCCGATCCTTCAAGTGGTAATACATTTACTGGAGATGGTAAAAACTATCAATATTCTAATACCAGTAGTAAATTTGTAGCACCTGTATCTGGTACTTATATTTTTCAGGCAGAAGCACAATATATGGGTTGGTTTGATAATTACGGAAATCAACAAAATGCTCAGTTTGTTCCTGCTAGATTACTATTAGGAAATTCTAGTGGTAGTACAATATATGCGACAGGTTCATATGGTGGAGGTGGTGTTAATACACCAGGACCTATCACAGTACAGGGTGTTATTAGTTTAACCGCAGGAGATCAAATACACACACTCTTAGAAACTCAGTATTCAATTGAGCAAGCACAAATTACTGGTTCTGAATTTGCATGTCTCTCTTCACCAGGATCCAGTTTACCAACGGCATCACTAGATTGTGATTACAAGCAAATAGAATTTATTAAAGATCTACTAACTACATTTAGACTTGTAATGAGTCCAGATCCTGCAGATAGTAAAAACTTCATTATAGAACCGTTTATTGATTACGTAGCGTCTGGTGACCTCTATGACTGGTCTGATAAACTTGTTAGAGACAAAGACTTTATCATTGAGCCTCTATTTAATACACAGTCAGATCAAATAGATTTTAAACATAAAGATGATGGTGATTACATTAACGTGTATCACACACAGGCATATAAAAATACTTTTGGTTACCTACAATTCGATAGTGGTAATGAGTTACTAAAAGGAACTAGAAATATAGAAACTAAATGGGCGCCAACACCTATTACACAAGTAGAGAACGCTGGTAGTGATTCTAGATTTATTATACCACAATTACATACAACATCAGCTACTGATACGGGTACACAACACCTACCTATTAAACCTAAGACAAGATTCTTATACTATAATGGATTAGAGGAGCTACTAAGTAATGTTAACCATTGGTTTATGCAAGGTATGCCAGGAACAGTAAATGGCTTAGACTATTACCCTCAAGTTAGTTACTATGACGAATGGCCGATGACAGTAGACTCACAAGTACTAAACTGGAATGTAGATGTACCTTATTGGGGAACTAATGTAAGTGGTTACAATGGTCTAATTACTCAAAACAGTTTATACAACACATATTGGTCTGGTTATATTAATTCATTATATGATAAAAATGCCAGAAGAGTTACAGCATACTTTACACTAAACAATGTAGACTTACAGACATTCTCATTTGATGATGTTATTTTTGTAGATGGTACGTATTATAGACCTGAAAAGGTTAATGATGCACAAATAGGAGTAACAGGGCCTGTTAAAGTACAATTAATTAAATTATTAGATTACGTAGCACCTGGAACAGCAACAGATGCACTTAACTTTACCATAACACCTGCAGGACCTGCATGTTTCAATGGCTCTGACGGTCAAATCACTTATGTATTTGGTACACCACCAGATACTGCATTCCCAGTTAGTTGGTCAAGTTCATCAGGAGATACTGGTTCATTTAATATTAATCCAGGATTAATTGCTAACCAAACTCCAGGTACTTATTCAATTACTATTACTGATTCACAAGGTAGAACATCAACAGATACAGTTGTAGTACCACAATCATCTGCAGCGGTTCTAAGTTCATCTGCAAACGTTACAGACCCTTCTGATTGTTATACTTCAGATGGAGCAGTAACTATTTCAGGAGTTGGTGGAACTGCACCATACACTATCCTATGGTCTGATGGTAGTACACTATTAACAAGAACTGGTTTAGCAAGTGCTACTTATTCATACGTACTTACAGATAATGCAGGTTGTTCGACTAATTCAACCTCAGTCTTAGTTAGTTGTCAAACAGTAATTCCTCCAGGAGATATATCATACATTAGAGAATACAATATAGGTGGTACATGTCAAAATGAAACACGACCAGATGATACTGATATAGTAGTTATTAGAGTTAACTCTGGTAATACACCAGCAGAACCTACTGATGGTTTCTATACTTATGATGGCGATTGGGCTTCATTACAATCACAATACGGTACAGCACCAAATACTCTAGTTCAAATGTTTCAAAATACTACATGTAGTAATAATACTGATTGGTATTATGATGCAACTAGTTTCTTTGATTCTGCAGAATATCCATTAGGATGTTTATGTGGTGGACAGTTTAGTAACCCATTCCTTACTCAATTACAAACAATAGGTACTAACCCTTACGTATTTGTAGCATCGCCATGATATTAGGAGATAAAGAATTTCAACAAGCATACCACCCAATCTTTAATTTAGATTGGACTGGTTATGACTTATATTTAGTAGGTAGTCTAACTGGCTCAGAAAGTTCTAATGATATTGATGCAACTATAGTAGGTCCTTACAATCCACCTAAAGTATTAGAATTACTAAAAGGAGTAGAAGCATGTGGACCATGGGATATTTCCTATGAAGGTGAAGTCTATAAACCTTGGAGAATTGGCGATAAACCAAGAAGAGTACCAGCAGGCGAATGTAGAGATAGACATAAGTCTGGTAAAGGTAATCAAAGAAAAGGAGTATGGCAAGATGGTATCTTTTGGAATCATTTTGATTTACCAGCCACAAAGCAAATAACAAACCCTGAAAGATATGCTGACGAGATCCAGTTAATTCAGAATGGACAACAATTATATTTCTAAGTAGATATGGCACAAGAAGAAGTTAAAATTACATTTACCATTGATGGTATTGAGAAAGAAGTCAAATCTGTAGAAGAACTACAGAAAGAGATGAAGAATCTTGGTAAAGAAACCAAGAAGGTAGCAGAAGAAAACTCAATACTAGCAAAAGGTAAGCAGGCTTTCGCAGATATGAAAGCTGGCATCAAGGGTGCAACCGCAGGATTCAAGGGACTAAAAGGTGCTATCATGGCAACCGGTCTTGGAGCTCTGTTAATTGCACTTACATCATTATTTGCATATTTTAAGAATACCGAAGAGGGTTCACGTAAATTAGCAATTGCTATGGAAGCCCTAGGTATCATAACTGGTAAAGTTATGGACTTCTTTGCGGCATTAGGTGAAAAGATAGTATGGGCCTTCACGTCGCCTAAGGAGGCGCTGACTACATTCATGAATCTGGTTAAGGAGAATATCATTAACAGGTTCGAAGGTCTCTTAGAACTAGTCCCTAAGCTTGGTGAGGCGATCTCATTACTATTTAAAGGTCAGTTTAGTGCAGCTGGTAAAGTAGCCACAGATGCATTAGGTAAAGTAGTACTTGGAGTAGAAGATGTTACAGATAAAGTGGCAAGTGCTACAGAATCTGTTATTGAGTTTGGTAAGACTGTAGTTGCAGAAGTAAAAGAGGCAGTAGAAGTAGCTGGAAAATTAGTAGATCAATTTAGAGGTATTAGAGATGCACAACAGAAACTGATAGTTGATAATGCCCTACTAAACAAAGAAATGGAGACTCAGCAGAAAATAGCTGAAGATACTAATAGAACTTACGAAGAAAGAAAGGAAGCACTAGAGAAAGTAGGAGAAGCACAAGTAAAATTAGCAGAAAACTTAGCAGAACAAGCCAGGTTAGAAGAAGAGAACCTAAGATTACAAATTTCACAAGAATCTAACTACAAAAAGCGAGAAGAGCTCGAAACTTCACTTGCAGAGGCCATTGCTACTCGTATTGATGCCGAAACTGCGTTAGAAACACGTAAATTAGATGCACAACGTATTACTGCAGAGTTAGAGAACGAAGAAATAACTAGAAAACAGACTATTAGAGATAAACTAGCTGAAATGGAGCTAGAAGACATAGAAAATGAGTTTGCAAAAGCACAGGCCGAGTTAGAAGCCGCACAAATTAAAGATCTAGAAGAATTAGATAGATTAAAGGCTACTGAAGAAGAGAAAAAGAAAGTAAGAGAATTCTATGCTAAGAAAAAAGAGAAATTAGACATAGAGGCTGCTAAAGCAGAAGAACTGTTACAGAAACAAGTAACTGAGAATAACTTACAGTTAGCAGCAGGCGCATTTAATGCCATTGCTACTCTAGTTGGTAAAGATAGTGCTGCTGGTAAAGCTGCCGCGATATCTGCTGCGACTATTTCCACGTATTTAGGAGCACAGAAGGCCTATACATCTCAAATGACACTAACACCTGATTCACCTATACGTGCTGCCTTAGCCGCAGGTGTAGCTGTTGCAACTGGTTTAGCAAATGTAAAAGCTATTGTAGCTACTAAAACACCAGGACCATCAACAAGTAGTGGAGGAACTCCTACTGCACCTAGTATACCTAGTTTTGATCCAACTGTCGGACTTGCAACCGCAGCAGGAGATGCTGAGATAGATAACACTGTAGGACCTGGCCAAGGTTCATCAGCAGGTGGCAATGGTGCAGTAATTAGAGCCTATGTAGTTGCAGAAGAAATGACAACACAACAAGAGGCTGACGCAAAAATTAATGACCTAGCAAGGTTGTAAGATAATACATTATGAAGAAAATAGTAGAACTTTTAATTGATTGGGATGGCGAAGAATTCGGAGATGAACTAATGGTCGATGTAATGTCGCTCGTAGATAAGCCAGCAATTGGAATAGATTGGATGGCTTTTTCAGAACAAGAATTAGAATTTAGAGAAAACCCAGATTGTCCAGATGGATTCGAACATCAAATGCCTGATGGCAGTTATATGTGTGGTAAAGAGCATGGGTACCATAAGTTTGTAGAACCTAAATCAGGAGAATCAGAAAATGATTTCATTGGTAGATGTATACCAGTCTTAAAAGGTGAAGGCTATGACGAAGATCAAGCCGCTGCTATTTGTTATAGCTCATTTGAGTGTGAAGACTGCTTTGACTTAGAAGATGCATGTTGGCCTGGTTATGAAGCAATTGGCATGAAAGACAAAGGCGGTAAGAAAGTACCTAATTGCGTACCAATAGAAAATGCAGAATTTTTTAACGAAGATGAAAAATCATTTTTAAAATTAGCTGCAGAATTAGGTGAAGAAATAGACTGGCAATTTACTACATACATTGATGGTACAAAAAAAGAGTTTAGTACAATAGGTGATTGGGTTGAAGGTGTGCAAGGTTTAGATATTTTATCTAGAAGAGGACTAACTGGAGAAATGCAAGTAAAATACAGATACGCAGGACCACCAGCACAACGTAACTTTTGTAAAGCAATGCAAAGATTAAATAAGTTGTACACATACAAAGAACTACAAGAAATGGGTAGCCGAGTTGGTAATGGTATTGACAGCGGTAGTATGTCAATTATCAAATGGCACGGGGGCCCAAATTGTCGTCATTTCTTTGAGAAAGTACTAGTTAGTAAAGATGGTAGAGATACTGTTGTTATTTCAGAAGGCAGAGCTAGTGGAGATCTTGGCTTACCTATGGCAAATAGACCTAATGGTGGATATAATATGTCATTTAGATTTTCTGCAGATGATGAAATGATAGTAACAGGACCTGCGATGGTAGCACGACAACTTATACTAAGAAAAGATGAGATGGGTAATCCGTTTCACGTATACTTTAGTAAAGATACTATTAAGAAGATCGCTAGAAAGTTCTTCGAGTATAACAAACAAAACAATACCGATATAAATCATGACGATAACATCAGTACTTCTAATACTCTGCTTGAGTCTTGGATTGTGGAGGACCCAGAAATGGACAAATCAAAAGCTATGGGCTTTAATGTTCCAGCTGGAACATGGATGGCTTCATATAAGATCAATGATCAAGAAACTTGGAATAAAATTAAAAATGGAGAGCTTAACGGTTATTCAATCGCCGGTAACTTTCTTGAAAAAGCTGCTAAACTATAATGGACGAAATCAAAGACTCAGTTGCGAATGCAACAACACTTGCGGGAGCGGGAGCTGTAATTGTAGACTGGAACATGGTCATGACAATGGCTCTACTTGCAACAGGGATA